TAGCCTGCTTTCTTTGCGCCCTGCATGGCTCCATGGTTTGCCGCCCTCATTACTTCCGTTCTTGTAATCACAAAGGCCCTATTGCGCGGGAAATCGTGTGTTACCAGTTCATCTACAATGTCAGTAATGCTCTTGCCTTGCAGTTCCCTTTCAATCACTTGCTTTCTTATCCAATCTTTCATCGTGTCGGATATTGGCAACACTACTTTAGCAAGTAAATACTGATTATAATAAGCAATGATTTCATTCACCAAATCTTCATTGTAGCCCATTGGCATTAATGCCTTTGATACTGATTTCCTTACTTGCTGGTAAGTGTAAGCCCCTTGTATCCGTCCTGCATCAATGTAAATATTCTGGATAATCTTAGCCATGCCATCAATGGGTAATGAAAAATCAAGTTCAGCGAGTGCAACCGGGATTGAAGGTTTATCAAGTGAGACGCGGATCATTCTTTGCAATTCTGCATATACTTTTGGCTTCCAGTATTTTTCCCTGGATACGCGGAATTTATTGTTGAACTCCCAAATACTTCTTTGTTGTGCAATTGTCAATTCAATTTAGCTTTAACTATTTCTTCAATATCAACACTCAGTTGCATTGCATCCCAATTCACAACATCCCCTCTTTTGTAAGACTCTATCATTTCAGCAAGTTTGATCCTTGCTTTACTTTTTAACGCTTTCTTCATACCGCATCTTGATTCTTCCGCAGTATAAGGTAGCGCAAAGTCAAGTATTTGGCGTACTGTCATAATCCTGCCATTGGTGCGGGAAGATCCCCGGTATTATTAATCGGAAGATAACCGCTTTTAACAAGTGGCACATCCATTTCAGGCATCTCTATTTTATCAAGTTTCAGCACCCATTCCCTTATCTCATTCCCGGTAGGGCTGACAGGGAGCGACGCAATTGCGTCGGCCTGGTATTTTATATCCTGCTGCAATTCCGGTATCTGTGAGAAATCAAAATCAACATAATGTTTTGGTCCTGATTTATCAAACTCTGGGCAAAGGTATTTATTCAGCACATCGGTATAACTATCAGCAAGCGGAATGCATGCATTTGTATAAAGCTGCTTAATTACTGCAGTAATTGAATTTTCGCTTCCGACTCCATCCTGATCAAATAACTTATGAGATACTTTGTAAAGGGAACAAAGCTTCTTAAAGTACATTTGGCCTTGTTCTACCAAAGCAAGATCAGCCATCTTCAAACCTGTCTGCAATATACCAGCTTTGCCAGCCATCGGCATGGCCGCCCCGGCATTGTCAATATCAGCAGCCCATTTGATATACTCCTGTTTCCAGGCTTCATAAGACGGAATATCTGCCTGTTCCATTCCTTCAATATAAACGATAGCAGGCAGGCCGCCGTTTTTCATAGTAGCAATTCCCCTGTTCATTGCTGTATCACTTCCGTCAATTGTCTTAGTCGCAACATTCAGCGGAGACATACCGCGAAGATGATCGTATGGTTGAGCGTAGCATGTATTCGGCATCTTCCATTGCATCAAATCTACCGGCGGAACATCTTTCATCAATTCACCATTTGGCAATAAAATATCATAAGCAACTATGTCATAAGGGAATTGACCGGTAATCTTCATTGTTACAAATGGAGCCGCAAAAATGTAGAGCCCAATAACTTTGCTTCCTCTTTCGGCTCCGGTCCTCCATTTCAAAATGAAAACTTCACCATGAATCAAATAATAAATACATGCAAGCAATGTGAATAGCTGTTGCGTTTGGTAACCATTTGGGGATTGAAGTAAAGCGCTCAATGCATCCGTTTCCGGGGCATCTTCAAGAGCTTTTACCCGGTATAATCCTTTGAGAATATCAGTATGTTTTGCCAGCTTATATGAACGGATATGCTTTTGAATCGGATCTGGCTTTTTTAAGTACACATAAAGCGGGACCGCGCTTGTAGTTTCAGCTACCTTATTAACCACATTAAAAACATCAATATTGCTGATATAATTAAGCTGGTTATTAGTAAGATCCCATTTTGGAAAGACTGAGGTTGAATTTATAGGAAGAAAGCCGGTATTGACCCCCGCAATTGACCGGCCTGCTAAGTTATTTGATAGGTTCTGTATCTGCGTCTGCAGTGCTTTAATTTTCGCATTATATCCAAACATCGCGGGATTTTGTCAATAAAGATAAGTTATGCCGTTGAATTGCCGAACATCAATTTTTTGCGGCCTTTACTCAGTTTTGTGAACGCTGCATATCTTATTGCATCCAAGGCATGATCGTTGAATTTTACCGGCTCATCCAATACCTTGCCTTCTTTATCAGTTTTCCATTTATATGACCTGGATTCTTTTAGCAAGTTAATGCTATTCTTTGTTACATATACCGGCATTGATTTTAAGAACTGAATGCCGTCATATACCGATTTATCTGCTGCTGTTGCCTTTAATCCCATCCGCTTTAGTTCCTCTATCGTTTTCGGCTCTGCTGCGTCGCACACTATCTCGCAAGACCGCGTAAGCCCCATTATTTTGATTACTTCAGCAAGATCATTCGTTGTGAGCTTTGTTTCATAAATTATCTCTTCAACATAAAGTTTCTTTTCTCTGATACCAACCTTAACAAGTGCCGACGGATTATTATAACCGAAATCAAGCCCATAAAAAACCTGTTCACATTCTGGAAAGTGATCAATCTGTTTCCAATTGGTATAAATAGTTTCCGAACTGGTCCCGCGCAATCCTAATCCGAAAACCTTCCAAAGATTATCATCAATATCCTTCAGGTTTTCAATGTCTTCAATTTGCCATTTGGTTAGGTTGCCCCGGTTGTTTAGATAGGTGCTATGTATTTTCTTATTTCCAGGATTATCAGCAACACCATAAACCCATGAATATTCATCTGCAGGATTGTAATCCAGGAATATTGTTTCCCTGGTGCGTAAGGCAAGTTGAGTGTATGTTTCAAAGGAAATGAGATTTGCTTCGTTGATTATAAGAATGTCCCGGCCCGGCCCCCTTACCTTCTTTGCATCATCTACGCCAAAAAATTCAACATACCCTTTTTTAAATTGGTACTTATTATCCGTCCGGTTAAAATCATTCTCGTTAAAGAAATTCCATTCTATTGAAATATCAAGAAAATCTTTTCTTGCACCTTTTTTTAAGTGAGGAAGGGAAGGGCTTACGACTGATATTTCTTTGCCTCCAAATATTTCATGGTATAGGGAAATATAAGAAGCGAGTTGCATTTCTGAGTATGTCTTACTGCTTCTGCTGCTGCCTTCATTGCAAATTGCCCGGTATTTCTTTGATTCATAAGCTTTATAATTTGCTTCAAAAACAGGCGTGTAAATAAGCATTATCCTTCTTCATTTATTGGATCGCAATTTTGGGCAGGGATCAATTGCAGTATTGGGCGAACATCGTTGCCTTCATTGTCAGTCATTCCAACTTCATGCTTATCCGCCCATCTTATACCCTCTGATTCAACTTTTGATCTGCGATTCTTCAGCCAAATGTTTTGCGCGGCAACATCTGGCGGAATCAATTTAGTAACTATCTTTTTCTTAAATTCAGGCTCGTGTTTTATTTCACTTGTTGTTGAATCTACTACTGCAACCATTTGCCCGGTCTTCTCAAATGTTACCTCATCGTACTCAAATCCGTTAGCCCTTTTATATAGAGATTTTGCCACTTCCGCATCGGCTTTCAGCTTCCCTTTGTTTATGGAGTCGGAAAATTTGGGATATTTTTCTTTCCATTCGTAAAGAGTGTCTTTATTTATTTCCAGGCAATCAGCTATTTCTTTATCAGTGGCTCCAAGCAAGGCAAGCTTAAAAACAAGGGCATTCATGTTCGTCTTATATTTAGTTGGCCGCCCTGCTAAATTATTTTCTTCCATAAATTACATTTTACCGTCATTTCAAAGGTACTAATAAAGATTCATTTACTAAAAGTGGGATTTTATTCCTGCTCAAACTTTCCGCATGCAGTCCAGCGGATATTCCAATCCGTTGCCGGGCTATGTGAAATTTTGGCAAGGTGACATTTGTAAATTCTTGTGCCGCCGTGTTGGTGAAGTTTGCAGTG